CAGGCTGGCAGAAGGGTCGGCAAAGAGCTGGAGGTTCATCTTCAGGTTGTAGCTTTTCATGTCATTTGTCCTTTCTGTTATTCATCGATTCTTGGCTCCCCTACTAGGGGAGCTCCGCGAGGCGCTGACGAAGTCAGACCGACGCGGTGAGAGGTTAAAAACTGATCTTCACCCCGTGCATCGCACGGCGTTCCAGTGCCTCACGCTGGGCGCGGGTCATGCTGGCCACATCGGCCCGGGTGATGGCCGCACCGCCGGGGCTGGTACCGTTTTCCGCCGGGCGGGCCGAACGCTGGCGGATACGCTCCACAACGCCCTGCTCCACGGTCTGGGCGGTCTGACGCAGAGCGTCGTTGTAGTGGGCCAAACGGTAGGCGTCCCCCATCCGCATCCCGGGCAGCTCCATCAGGCGGCGCATCTCGGGGTTCGCCAGCTCCTGCTTGAGCGAAAAATCCGGCATATCCCGGCGAAGCATCGCCTCTTCCGCCGCCCAGCGGGCGTGGAGGGCGCGGACAGGGTCCTCGCCTGCTCTCACCGGCGGGAGCGGAAGCGGCGCAGGGCGTTCGGGCGGTTCAGGACGCTCTTCCGGCTCCTGCACTGCCGCCGATGTCGGCACATCCGAAGCTTCCCGGCCCTCATCAGCCTTCATAGTCCCGGAGGCGATGGCCTGCTGAGCCTGTGCATGGCTGAGGGCAGGAGCGGAGGGGGCGGCGGCATCGCCGCCCTCCGAGGCAAAGAGCTGCAGATCCACCATCGACTGTTCTCCCCGTCCGCTCAAATCGGCGAAGCGGACATTGTCCGGGTAGCGTTCTGCCAGCAGAGCAAAGCCCGCTTTGGCGAACTCAAATGCCCCCTCCACCCACGGCTTCTGGGGTGCTGCCGCCGTCACGGCCAGACGCGGGCCGTCCGGCTCGTCCCACACGCCGCTCTTGGTGCCTTCCTCGCCCGCCAGCAGGGCGCAGAGGGTCTGCATCAGGGTGCTGGCCCCCGCACACACGATGTCCTGCCCGGCGGGGGCATAGCCCGCGTGGCCCGAGGCTTCCAGCCGGCAGGTGGGGCCTGCCGGGCCGTCCAACTCGGTGTAGTTTACTTTTATCATCTCATTTCTCCTTTCTGCGTCTTCATCGCCCTCGCCATCGCCGCGGTGCTCAGCTCCTGTGCCGGGCCGCTGAGCTTGGGGGCTTCGGACTTTTTCTGCACTTCCAGCAGACCCGTCAGCTGAGTCATCTTGGCCTGCATCTGCGCCAGCTGCTGGGCGAGGGTGCCGTTCTGGCGCACCCGCTGGCGAACCTTTTCGATGCCCTCAAAGTCCATCATTTCCAGCGCCGCCAGCGCGGCGTCGGCGTTGGCCGGGGCGAAAAAGCCCAGCTGATAGCACTCCTTGGCCGTCTCGTTCTGGGAGAGGCGGGAGAAGGTGGACTTTTTCTCCGCGCTCACCACGATGTCGAACACCGGCTCATGACTGCCCAGCTCCACGCCGCCCACGACTCTTGCAGGCTGGGCGCGGAGCACCTGGCCCGAAAAGCGGACGAACTCGCTCTCGCCGCTCTTGCCGGTGATGCGGAAGATGCGCTCCTCGTCGTAGAACTGCCTCATCAGCTCGATGATAAGGCAGCACTCTTTGGCAAATGCCCTGTAAGCGCTCTTGAGCATATCCCGGCTGAGCTTCGAACCCGCCTCCTGCAAGGCCGCGATGGCCGAAGCTGCCGTCACGCCGCCTGCGGTGCCGCCCTGGGTCATGTCGCGGTTTCCGCTGATCTCCTTCAGCTCCTCGATGCGGCTGTTGCGGTAGCTCAGACTGTTGCCCTGCAGGCCCGCCGTCTGCAACGGCCGGAAGCTGTCGTCGTTCAGCCGCCCCACCACATGGATGATGTCCCGCGACAGGTCGGTCAGCTCTTCCTCATTGACGCCCGCCGTGTCGCTCAGCACATACCGCTGGCGGGACGAGAGCAGGACGTTCTCGTCCATGGCGTGGTTCATCTTGTCGATGGCGGTCTGGCACTCCTTCATTACGTCGATGTACCCGAAGCCCGCCGGGCTGTCCTCCTCCATGAACAGCGCATCGAACACGAAAGGATACTTGCCGTGGTCGTAGAAGCCTCTTTCGGCCATCGCCGGGTCGTTCTCGCTGGCGTAGAGCACCACGCCATTGCAGAACTTGCAGTAGTGCAGGACGCTCCTGCCCTCGGGGGAAAGCTTTTTGTAGTACCAGTCCACCACGACGCTCTTGTCGCTGGTATCAAGGCCGCCGTCGTGGATGTAATGCGGCACGTCCAGCACGCTGGCAGTGTGTCCGGCCAGCTGGGGCCAGCGGCTTTCCAGCTGAGCCGTGTCGGCCAGACTCAGCGAGAAAAAGTGGGGCGACTCCTGAATATCGTCCACGCCCGGCTCCCAGTAGAGCATCAGCAGGTTCATGGGCCGGATGGCGATCTCGCCTACACCGCCCCGCTGCTCCGGATCCCAGAACACGCCTTTGACTCCGGTTCCCTGCTTGAGCTTGCGCCACCAGGTGTCGCTGTACACCTGCTCATAGTCAGCCTGTTCCAGCACCACGGGCAGCACGCTGGAAAGCGCCTGTGCCGCTGCCTCGTCGTCCTCGGCACGGGGCAGGACGTTGGGACTGGGGTAGTTGTCCATCGCGTCGGCATGCTTGTTGGCGATGGAGTTGAACAACCAGCCGCTGGACGGCTGGGGTTTGCCCTCCATCATGGGGTTCTGGTAGTTCTTCCAGTGTCCCATCCGGAACCACAGTTCGTTGTCCACCAGGCGCTTGTCCAGCGCGGCCTTGCCCGCCTTGTACCGCTGCAAGATCTGCGCAGCCTCAGCCACCTCTTCCGGCCCGATGGGCAGTTTTGTTGCTTCATCCATAGTATTCGTTTTTCTCCTTCCTGCCCTCTGTTTCAGGGCGCTGTCGTTTTTCTCCGCCCCAGCCTCTCCCAAAGGGAGAGCCTTTACACCCTCAGAAACTTCGCCTTCCGATGTAGCTCCAGCGGGTCATTCAGCACCGGCGGGGCCGATGTATGCCGGGGCGGCGAGATGGGATTCTCCATCAGCACATAGCGGCACTCATCGTAGATGTGGTCTTCCTGCCGGGTGTCGATGTCCTCCACATTGCTCTCGTCGTACACGAGGTTTGGGATGGTGCGGATGAAGTGCTTGCAGGTATTGAACACCTGCAGCATCGGCCTGCCCTCGCCGTCAAAATTCAGCCGGTAGTGCATCTGCATCTTGCCCGCCAGACGGGTGTGGTCGCCGGGCATCCAGTGCAGAAAGTTCGGCCCCCGCTCCATCATGGCGGCGATGCTCTCGCCCCGGCTCTCGTCGAAGATGGCCGGGTCGGCGATGCCCTGAATGACTCTGCTCCGGAGCACCGGGTCGTTCTGCTCGGCCTCCCGGATGCGCCGTGCCTGCTCCACCGGGTCGATGCGCAGACCCTCGTTGGGGCGTCCGGTGCAGCCGTACAGCTCCTTGATGCGGTAGAGCCGCCCTTCCTCGTCCGCCGCGTACCACCCCACCGAGAACGGCTTCGAAAAGCCGAAATCGTAGCCCCGGTAGATTTTCCAGTGCTTCGGGATGGTGAACGGCGCGATGACGTGGGTCCAGCGCTGGTCTTCGTAGTGGTTCGGGTCATTCCGCCACTCGGTGAACACCTGCCCCGAAAAGCTGTCCCAGCTGCCGTAGAGCAGCGCCTGCTTTTCGGCCTCCGGCATGGCCGCGAGGCTGGCCAGATAGTCCGGGTCATTTTCCAGAAGGGCTGGGTTATCGAATATGCTGGACGGGATGAACACCCGCGTCCGCCGCAGCACCTTTTCGGTGCCGTCCGGCATCCGCACCGGGTATTCCTCCACGATGGGGGTGCCGGGCGGGGCAGGCATGATGAACCGCGCCTTCACCCAGCCGTGGCCCACCCCGCCGGGGTTGGTGGTGGCCCGCAGATACACCCGGGTGCCGGGGCCGGTGGGGCGGTTGCGGCTCATCATGTAGCTGTACTCCTCCCACTCGAAGTGGGTCAGCTCGTCGAACCCGATGAAATCGAAGGCTTTGCCCTGATAGTTCGTCCGGTCCTTGGTGTACTGCATCGAGCCGAAGTAAATTTTCGCCCCGCTGGGGAAGACCCACACATGGCTCGTGGCGTTGTACTGCGCCTCCGGAAAGGCCCGGCGGTAATAGCTTTGACTCTTGTCCACGAGGTCGGAAAGCTGCGGATAGGTCTTGCGGAGGATGAGCGCCCGGTAGTGCGGAATGTGTACCTGCCGCAGCGCCTCGATGACGAGGGCGTCGCTCTTACCGCCGCCTGCCGCGCCGCCGTAAAGTGCTTCCGGCTCCGGCCTCTGCATAAATTCCATCTGCCTCGGCTGAGGCCTCCACACGACGCCTGCATTCTTGTTTTCTGTCGTCATACATCCTCCACCGGCGGCAGCAGCACCACACCGCATTCCCGCCCTTCTGCGTCC